AACTTCGGCATCTCGCTGGACACGCCGGACGCCCGCGACCAGGTCGAGGTGACCGGCTTCAACCCGAACGGGACCCGCGAGTACCTGCCAGGCCTCCGAACGCAGTCGATCGTGATCGGGTTCCTGCAGGGCTTCGGCTCGAACGAGCCGCACCGCGTCCTGCAGCCGCTGTTCCAGAGCGGCACGACGTTCGCGATCACCGTCCAGCCGGACGCGACCGCGCCCGTCTCGGCGAGCAACCCGACGTTCGGCGGGACCGCGTCGCTCTACGACTACGACGGGCTCGCCGGCCAGCTCAACGCCCGCGGCGAGATGACCGCGACGTTCCTGCCCGCCAACAACACCGGCTTCGCCTGGGCGACCGCGTGACCGTAGTCGTCCGTGGCCTGCGGGAGCTGTCGGCCGCCTACGCGGCGATGGAGCGCGACGTCCGGCGCGAGCTTCCCGCCGCGCTGCGCGACGCCTCCGAGCCGGTGCGCAGGGAAGCCGAAGGCCTCGCCGTCTCCCGCATCCGCCGGATGCCGAGCTCGCCGCGGTGGTCGCGGATGCGGACCGGCGTCACCCGCACGCTCGTCTACGTCGCGCCCAGGCAGCGCGGCGTGAAGAGCAGACATGCCGACGACCCGCGCCGGCGGCCGAACCTCGGCGACCTGCTCATGGACAGGGCGATGGAGCCGGCGCTCGAACACAACGCGACCGAGGTCGAGCGGACGATCGAGCAGACGCTCGACCGGCTCGCCGGCAAGTTCAACAACGGAGGCGCGATCCTATGAGCGAGATCGACGACGGCCCGCCGCTCGGCGGCTTCGAGTTCCGCAGCGAGTTCTACCGCTGGCACGTCTCGACGATCGGCAAAGACCTGATGCTCGTCGACCGGATCAGCGGCCTCTCGATCTCGGACTTCCTCGAGCAGGTCAGCGCCGCCGCCGAAGACTCCCGGCCGTCGCTGCTGCTCTCGATGATCGCCACGTCGATCCGGTTCGCGCACCCGGACTGGAGCGTCGAGCGGATCGTCCGGCTCGTGATGAATCTCGACCTCGACGAGATCGTGCTCGTCGCCGGCGACGCCAACGAGGACGACAGCCCTTTAGCGGCCGCCGAACCCCCGACGCCCGAGCCGTCCGACGAACCATCGCCCTCCACGAACGGCGGTTCCTCGCACTCGTCGACCCCAGCGGAGCCTTCGACCTTGGAGACATCCTCCGGGACCCCAGCCTGATGTACCAGCCGTGGCTCGCCCGCTGCTACCCGGGCGTCTCGATGCGCGACCTGAACGCGGGCTACTGGTCGATGGAGGGCTACGTCGCGATGCGAGACGCGATCGGCGAGGAGTAGCCCGCCGTGGCGCGGAAGCTCATCGTCGAGATCGCCGCCGACCCGACGGCGTACATCCGAGGCCTCCGCGAAGCGGCGAAGGCGACGACGCAGGCGTCGACCGCCGTCCGCGAGCTGGACGTCAACACGACGAAGCTCGCGCAGGCGCAGGTCGCCGCCTCCGTCAAGTCGACGGCCGCGCTCGAGAAGGAGGCGAAGGCCTACCGGGCGATCGCGTCGGCGGCCGAGAAGGGCTCGCGCGAACAGGTCGCCGCGACCAGGCTCGCGATCCAGGCCGAGCAGCGGCTCGCCGGCGCGCTGACCAGCACGGAGCACCGGGCCGCGTCGCTGCGTCACGAGACGACGACGATGAGCGGCGCGTTCCGCGGCTTCGCCCGAGGCGCGACCGACAGCTCCGAGAAGCTCCGAGGCCTCGGCCGTTCGATCGCCTACGCGTCGGCCGGGTTCGTCGGCGCCTACGGCCTCGAGCGCGCGTTCACGTCGACGATCGACGTCGCGATCCGCGCGCAGAACGTGCTCGGCCAGACCCAGCACGCCGTCTCGGTCTCCGGCCAGTCGTGGGCGAAGTACGGCGACACGATCCAGCAGGCCACGATGTCGCTGTCGGGCCTGTCCGGGTTCTCGAAGCTCGACCTGCTCGCGGCGTTCTCGAACCTGGTCCGCCGCACGAACGATGTCAACCGGGCGCTGCAGCTCAACGCGCTCTCGGCCGACGTCGCCCGCGGCCGCAACATCTCCCTCGCCGCGGCGCAGCAGATCGTGCTGAAGGCGTCGCTCGGGATGATCTCCGGCCTCCGGCGGATGGGCCTCGCCATCGACAAGGGCGCGACGTCGACGCAGGCGCTCGCGCTGCTCCAGGCGAAGTACGCCGGCTCGGCCGCCCTGTACGGGCGCACGGCCGCCGGCGCGCAGGACCGCTTCCGCGTCGCGCTCGAGAACCTGCAGGAGGTGGTCGGCGCGCAGCTGCTCCCTGCCGTGACGAAGTACCTCAACCAGGCGGCCGACTGGATGAACAAGACGCAGAACCAGAAGCGCGTCGCGCACGACCTCCACGACGTCCTCGTCGTCCTGAAGACGGTCTTCGATGGCCTCCGGACGGCGCTCGGCCTCCTGAACGACGTCACCGGCTCGACGAAGAACAGCCTGAAGCTCCTCCTCGGCGTCTTCGTCGCTTTCAAGGCGATCAAGCTCGCCGAGGCGATCGCTGGCGTCGCGTCGAGCGTGACGCTCATCGGGACGGAGGCGTCGAAGGCGGCCGGCAAGGTCACGATCCTCCGCAACCGCCTACTCGGGCTCACGGCGCTCGGCGCCATCGCGATCCCGCTCGTCCTGAAGATCAGCGGAAGCCTCAGCGGCGGCCAGCCCGGCCAGTCGCAGCTGAAGTTCGGCGGCGGCATCACGGGCGCCTTCGAGAAGCTCGGCGCGTCGATCGAGTACGGCGTCCTCCGCGGGTTCGGGAAGTCGCCGTCGCAGGCGAGAGCTGCCGTGATCGCCGACGTCGGCGGGTCGATGTTCCATCCCGGCGTCAGCGTGGTGACCGGCGGCGTCGGGAAGCCGGGCGTCGTCGGGCCGGTCGGCACGCCGACGGCAGCCTCGGGTACGCCTGGGGTCGGCCCGGCGGGAGAGTGGATGCCTCCCGGCCTGACCGGCCTAGCCACCGCCCTGAAGAAGAGCGCCGCCCCATCGCAGGCGCTCGACCGCCTGACCGTGATCTCGCTCCGGCTCGCGAAGGCGCAGGCCGTCGGCTCGCAGAAGAGCATCCTCTCGGCGCTCCGCGACCTCGCCGGCTTCTACCGCGACATGATCTCCAACCAGGAGAAGCTCCTGAAGACGGACGTCGCGCACCGGAAGGTGCACGCGACGATCCTCACGAACCTGTACGGCCAGCTCCAGTCGACCACCGACCAGATCGACCAGATCACGACCAAGGCGCGACAGGACGCCGCCGCGAAGGCGAAGGCGGCCGCGACGAAGGAGCAGCGCGCCTACGAGGCCGAGGTCAGGACCAGGCTTGTCAACCTTCGCGCGACCGTCGACGCGGCGAAGAAGGGAACGGCGGCCAGACGGGCGGCCGAGCTGGCTCTCGAAGCCGCGCTTCGCGAGGAGTCCCACGACGCCCGGCTCTCGGCCGAGAAGCGCGCCGGCTACCGCGCCGCGCTCGTCGCCGAGCAGAACCGCGTCGCGAGCGAAGCTCAGGCTGCGGCGAGAGCCGCCGACGCGGCGCGGACGAAGGCGCAGCGCGCCTACGCCGCCTCCGTCCGGACGCGGCTGCTCGACCTCCGGGCCGCGGTCGACGCGGCGAAGAAGGGATCGGAGGCGCGGAAGAAGGCCGACGCCGCGCTGCTCAAGGCGCTCCGCGACGAGGCCCACGACGCCAGGCTCTCACGCGAGCAGCGGGCGACGTACGCAGACGCGGCAGCCAGAGAGGCGCAGACGGAGAAGGCCGACGCGCAGGCTGCGGCGAAGGCGGCGCAGGCCCGGCGCGACGCGCGGCAGTTCGTCGCGCTCGGCCTTACCGCGACCGGCCAGCAGCGAACCGACACGCTCCGGCAGCTCCGCGCCGAGTTCGCCACGATCTCGAAGCAGATCGCCGAGGGGCTCATCCAGACCGACGCGGCGACCCGCGCCCAGTTGAAGAAGATCGCGGCCGTCCTGAAAGACCGGAGCGTCGGCGACGCCGTCCGCGCCTGGATACAGAGCTACCTCGACCCGCTGAAGCAGGGGGCCGGCAAGGCGAACCTCGCCTGGGCGCAGTTCCACAAGGTCAGCGCCCAGGGACTCGAAGACGTGCTCGGCCTCCGGCTCTCCGACACCCAGCGGCGACGCTTGAACGAGGTCGTCGCCGCGATGGGCCGCCACGGCACCGTCCCAGGGCTGTCCTCGATGGCGTTCGCGACCGCCGGCGCGGCGGGAGGCGGGATCGTCGTCAACGGCGACGTCCACGTCCACGGCGTCCAGGACGTCGGCCGGTTCGAGGACGCCCTGACCAGGCGTGCGAAGCAGCGTCCGCACCGGAGACGCGGCTCCCAGTGAGCGTCGACCCGACCGAGCCGACCGGCGGGCGCGTCTTCATCGCCTTCGACTCGGCCGAGATGCTCACCTGGGAGCCGACCTGGACGCAGATCGACTCCTACGCGAACCTCGTCACGAGCTACACGATCGACCGCGGCCGCCAGTACGAACTCGACCACACGGACGTCGGCCGGGCCGTCGTCTCGATCGCCGACGTCGCGGGCATCCTCGACCCGACGAACGCGACCGGTCCCTTCTTCGGGCAGATCGAGCCGCTCAAGCAGATCGCGCTCTGCCGCTACAACCCGGTCACCTCGGCGTGGTACACGCGCTACCGCGGCTGGATCGAAGAGCTGACCTACGACTTCGACCCGAGCCAGAAAGTCAACCGGCTGACGATGGCGTGCATCGACCTTCAGGGCGTCCTCTCCGCGGTCGAGATGTACCCAGGCTCCTTCGGCGTCGACCTCACCGGGACGACCGCCGCGGGCCAGGTCGGCTACGGCAGCGAACTCGACCCGGACACGATGCAGAAGCGGATCGCAACCGTGATGACCGACGCGCACATCCCGGACGACTTCTACGTCGCCTTCACCGGGAACGTGACCCTTCACGCCGTCGTCTACTCGCCCGGCGAGAGCGCGATGACGGCCGTCCACGACGCCGTCGACGGCGAGTTTCCCGGCGTCGGGAACGTCTACGGCGACCGGCTCGGACGGCTCGTCGCGCACGGCAGGCTCGCGCGCTTCGACCCGGTTGCGACGTGGGATTCGAGCTTCGCGCCGACGTGGTCGAGTTCCACGGCGTACCTCGTCGGCGACCTCGTCCGGCTCTCGAGCCTGACCTACCGCTGCATCCTCGCGCACACGAACCACACGCCGCCGAACGCGACCTACTGGAAGGAGGTCCTCCAGAAGTGGGACTACAACGCCTGGACGGTCGGCGACGGCGCCTACGTCAACGCGCACCCGACCGTCGCGGCGCACGTCCGGAGCTTCGGCTTCAACCGAGGCCTCTCGAAGCTCATTAACTCGGCCTTCGCGACACCGATCTACATGGACACGAGCGTCGATCCAGGCGCGCCCACCTCGATCGGCGGCGGCGTCGACAAGCAGGGCCAGCACGTCTACGACACGGGCTCGATCGACACCTACGGCTGGCGCTCCTGGTCGGCGCAGAACCTCCTTACGAAGAGCGGCACCGTCGACAGCTCGACTGACCTCGTCGAGACGGCCCGGTTCGCGGAGTATTACGTCCGTAACCAGGCCGACCCGCTCGACCGGATCACGACGATCTCGTTCCGCTCGATCCGGCCGGCCGCCGTCGGCGCCGCCGCTAACTGGCTCCTCCTCTCCCAGATCGACATCGGCGACCTCGTCGCCGTCTACATCAGCTCGCCCGGCGGCGGCAGCTTCGGCGGCCTCGAGTACTTCGTCGAGGGCATCCACGAGCAGGTCGCGCCGCTCGGCGCCGGATACGACGACGTCACGATGACGCTCGACCTCTCGCCCCAGGCCTACTACACGACGAACCCCTTCCCGTCATGAGCAAGCAGCCGAAGCCGATCATCCACGGCCGCGACCACGACTGCGGCGGCGCCGACCCGATACCCGGCATCTGCGACCTGTTCCCGGGCGCCGGCGGCTCAGCCGACTACGAGACCGGCGTCACGTCTATCAGCAGCCTGGTCGGGTATTGGCGGCTCGGCGAGGGCGCCAGCCCGTACGCGGACACAAGCGGCTACGTGCCCGCCGACCCGGCGAACGCGGCCAGGCAGATCCTCACCACAGCGATGACGCAGAACTTCACGCCCGGGGCGCCGATCGTCGACGACGACGGCGCTGCCCAGTTCAACGCGGCGGGCGACTCGCGCACCGTCAGCGGCGACTACCTCCTCACCGCGTACTCCACCACCACCAACAGGTTCAACTTCGCCTCAGCGCTGCCGTTCACCGTCGCCTGCTGGATCCGGCCGCTCGCGTCCGCGAACACGTGGCAGGGCACGATCATCGGCACCGTCAAAGTCACGAGCTTCGGCAGCCCGTCCGCCCGCGATGACGGCTGGCGCCTCGACATGAACTGGCCCTCCCGTGTCGTCGGGTTCACGCGGGCGCCGTCCGTGCACGCCGGCGACCCGTACCCGACGGTCCAGTCGCCCGCCGGCCTCGACGACGCCACCTGGCATCACGTCGTCGGCACCTACGACGGCGCCACCCTCCGCCTGTACCTCAACGGCACCCTGGTCGCGTCGCAGGCGGACACGAGCAGCATCAGCAACGGCGCCGTCGTCACGATCGGCTCCGGCGCCGGACCGCAGGGCTCGTACACCGAGTTCTTCTACGGCGCCGTCGACGAGGCCGCGGTGTGGTCGAAAGCGCTGTCTGCCGCCGAGGTTGCGCAGCTGTGGCTCAGCGGCAACACGGCCGACACGACCGGCGACGCCGGCAAGGTCCTCACGAGCGACGGATCCGGCGGCGTCAGCTACGAGTACCCGACCGTCGACGTCGCCGGCACCCGGTACGACCGCATCCTCGCTGGCACGAACATCACCGCGACCGACAACAGCGACGGCACCGTCACCCTCGCCGCGACCGCCGCCGCCGCCGACCCGGCCGCCGACACCGCCGTCTGGATGCCGTTGACGACCACGACCGGCGGCGACGACGTGCTCGTCTTCGACGCCGACCACAGCCTGATCCCGACCTTAATTCCGCTGTGAATGTGTGGCAGCCCGCTCGCCGCCAAGCAGGCATCGTCCAATTCTATTGATCCCGCTCTAGGAGGCCCCGATGGCGACGACCCGATTCGCGGACCATCTGCTCACCGGCACCCACGGCTCTCGACCAGCCGCGAGCGCCGTCCCGGCCGGAACCCTCTACTCGTGCACCACCCACAACCTCGTCTACCAGTCCGACGGGTCGAGCACCTGGTCGACGTGGGCGACCCTTCTCGGGAACGTCGCCGCCGACCCGATCATCGACGCGAAGGGCGACCTGATCGTCGGCACCGCCGCCGACACAGCCGCACGGCTCGCGGTCGGGTCGAACAACCAGGTGCTGACCGCTGACAGCGCGCAGACGACCGGGGTGAAGTGGGCGACACCGTCGGCGACGGGTGTCGCCGGCGACACGATCTGGGACACGAAAGGCGACCTTGCGGTCGCGTCGGCGGCCGACACCGCGCAGAAGCTCGCGGTCGGCACCGACGGGTACGTTCTCACCGCCGACTCGGCGCAGACTCTCGGAGTCAAGTGGGCGGCTGCCGGCGGCGGAGGCGCGTGGACGCTTCTTTCGACAACGACGGTGACGGGCAGCGACGGCGTCATCGACGTGTCATCGATCAGCAGCTCGTACAACGATCTGTTGCTCGTCGCGATCGTCCGCGGCGCCGACGCGTCATTCGCGTCCGACGCCCTGCAGTTGCAGATCAACGCCGACACCGGAAGCAACTACTCCTCCAGCTACTACCGCGGCCTCGGCTCGTCGATGTCGGTCGCCGAGCAGCTCAGCCAGACGTACTTCTACGTCGGCGATATGACCAGCTCGATCGGTCTCGCGAACTCGTTCGGGATGTTCGAGATCCTGCTGCTCGGCTACAAGTCGACAACCTGGCTGAAGATGATCCAGGCGCACGGCGCGAACGTCAGAGCCAACAGCGCGAACATGATCTGGGCCGAGACGAGCGGCGGCTTCTGGAACAGCACCGCCGCGATCAACCGGGTCAAGCTGTTCGGCCAGAACACCGCGAACCTGAAGGTCAACTCGGTGCTACGGATCTACGGTCGCACATGAGCTGGTGGCAGCAGCCATACCCGGGCGGTGTCGTCCCAGCGCCCGGCTTTCCGCGTCGGCTCGAGCCCGGTAGCAAACCGGACGGCCCCGACGTCGAGGCGTACAAGCGAACGGTGTGGCGGGCCGGCCGGTGGCCGGGCCCGGCGTCGCAGTTCGATCAGGAGTACAGCCGCGGGTTCGCGCTCGGGAAGGGGCCGAACGTGGTCGACACCGGCGTCGCCGGCGTCCAGCGGCAGCAGCGGATGCCCGACACCGGCGTCATCGACGAGGCGATGTTCGACGTGCTCCGCTCGATCGTGATCCCGGCCGGGTTGCCAAACGCGGGTCAGCTCGCGATGGACGCAAACGCGGCCAACCTGATCGCCGAGGCGTACGCCCAGTTCAACCCGCCCGTCCCGCCGCCGGAGAAGATGACCGTCCGGCAGGCCGCCCTCGCCGGCGCCGTCTCCTGGCTCGGCTACACCGAGTCACCGGCCGGGTCGAACCAGACGGTGTTCGGACGCTGGTACGGGATGGACCAGCAACCCTGGTGCGCGATGTTCGCCAGCTACTGCTACGAGGTCGAAGCCGGCGGCTCCCCGTCATTCGCTGCCGGTTCGAGGTACGCCTACGTTCCCTACATCGTCCAGGACGCTCGCAGCGGCTCCAACGGTCTCACGGT